AAAGACGGACCACCTGACACTCTCCGTACAAAACTAGATGAAACAGCAACTGGTCGCGCGCAGCAGACAGAGGAAATTTTAAGCAAATTTCCAAAAGAACCTAATTTTGACGTAAGGAAAATAAGACTTCAAACAGAATTAGAAAAAGTATTAAAAGATGTTGACTTCAGAGGTAAAGTTTATACAGCCGTTACAGAAGAAGGTAAAAGAAATTATGGCCGTTGGGCGACTTCTGGCCGCGCCGGATTCCGAACAGAGAACGGATTACCTTTATCATCTAACCAATTTATTGATACAGGAGGCACCCAAAAAATAAGGATTAGGAGAGAGCCTATAAGCACTTATGGGCAAGACAACATGGTGCCTAATCAGCAAGGCGGTTTAGTGGCACGTGGCAAAGGCAAGCACAACAAAGCGACCTTTTTCCCCGATGTGATCCCTTCTGAACAGGTTGGCCGAGTTCAAGACATAGGACCAAAAGTTAACGATCCTAAAGAATGGGTTCCAATTTTTAAAGAGTTGAACGCACTTATTGGCCACGAATTTTCTTTATCAGTTTTAGGTAAAGACATGTACGCTAGAACTCCTCAACTTTTAAAGGATCTTGTAGAAAAAATAAATGTTTTAAGGAACACAGGTGGAAGAACGTCCGCCTTGGTTGACGAGACTGGGGCGCTTGTAGATCGCGTTACTGTTCGCGCTGTTCCACGCCAAACTGTAGATTCGCTGTTTACTCCCGAAAAGGCTCCGAATGTTTTGAGATCTTTTCAAGAATCAGTGGTTTCTGAATTAGGTCCGAACCCTAGTTTAGATGACATCCATAATTTGTTTGAACGTATAGCGGCAGAGAATATGTCTGGCACGCACATGTTTACTCAAAGCGGAGAATTAACTTACGTCCGCCCTCAAGTAAAAATGGAAGACGTTATAGAAATAGCAGATCTTGTTAAAGGGTTTGATTTAAAGTTGCCTGCTGCTCGTAAAGCATATCATGGTGTTTTGGATCAAATGTTGGTGGAGCAAACAGACAGGCTTATAAACCTTCAGCGTAGATACGCTGAGGCTACTGCGAGAGAGCAGAGCAGGACTGCTGCTGTGACTGCCGCTGAACAAAGATTGTTAGATGCGGAACGGGCGGCTTTACAATCATTAACAAATAAGGAAATGTTGGAAGCGGAACGTTTGATGTCTCTTAACCGTCAGGCTAAAGAACACGACGTTTTTGTTTCTGAAACTTTCGGCGGCGGAAAAGGCTTATTTGATGAAGTAGATTTAACCGGCCTTACGACAGAAGATTTCCGAAAACTTTTTGATGATGATTCTTTAATGTGGGGTGCTTGGAGAATCGCTGGCGATCAAGAGTTCGCTGACCAAGTGACTTACTCTTTGTTGGCTGTTCAAAAAATGAATGACCGTCAACAGGTCAACGCATTTTTGAAACAGTTTGACAGAACCCATAACTGGTTGAAGGCTCAGATGGTTGCCACTCCGGGTTTCGTTACTCGTAACATTATGGGCGGAATGTTCAACATGTGGACTGAAGACATTCCGTTGAGCGCGACGCTTCGTACCGGCAGGATGATAAAGAAAGCATATCAAGAAGGTAGCGGCGACCTTCTTGCTGGTTTGAGGGCGATGGATCAGACTCCAGAGGTGCGGTTCGCTATTCAATTAGTTGACATGGGCGCTCATGGAGGCGGTCAGGCCGCCTCCATGGTTGAACACAACCTGCGACTAACTCGTAAAATGGAATGGATTTTCGGCACTAAAGATGGTGCCGCTAAAGGCTGGCGTATAAACCTCAACCCGGCAGATGCTCAGTTTGCTTTATACAGTGGGGTTCGTCACGCTAACACTTACGCTGAGGAAATGTTAAGGCTCGCTACTGGTATACATGCTATGCAGGTAGGCGGTTCGTTAGACGACGCTGTTGACATGATTTACAGGTTGCATTTCAATTACGGCAATCTTTCCAGCAGGGAGAGCGACGTGTTTAAACGTTTGTTCCCGTTCTACACTTGGTCGCGTAACAATCTGCCTTTACAGATGACGCAGATGGCGAGAAACCCTAGACGATACAACAGATTGTTGAGTATTAAACGTAATTTGGAGTATGGCACGGAGGAAGAGGGAACTGTTCCTAGTTATTTCTTAGAACCGTTTGGTTTCCGTATGCCTTTCAGTATCGCAGGAAGCCAAGTTTATTCTGTTCCTGATCTACCGTTCCAAGATTTGTTAAGGTTTGACCCTACTGGTGTTGGGTTCGTTGACGCAGCCCAACACATCCTTTCTGCTGGTTCACCTATGATTAAAGTTCCTTTAGAGTATTGGGGCGGCAAACAGTTCTTTAAAGGCATCCCTTACTCTGGCAGGTATCAGCAAGTTCCTGTCGTTTGGGAAAACATTCCGGGTTTGATGCCTGCTTTGTCTACTATCGGTTGGGCTGAAAAGAACAATAGGGGCGAGTGGAAGATGACGGATCAACGTATCGCTGTTATGGACGGTTTGATGCCTTATATTGGCCGTCTACGTCGCGCTGTTCCTAATGAACGACGCTATCAGGAGCGTGTAGTCCAAACTCTTGTATCTACTTTGGGCGGTATGAGTGTGCGTATTAACACCCCGTATGAACAGGAAATGCAGCGTATACGTGACGTGATTGAACGTGATGAGGCTCTTCAAGACGCTGAAGATATTCGCTTCAGACAGCGCTGACACGGGACACAGGTGACTGTTATAGTATGGAAGATAAAGAAAAAGAAACCGAGCAACCTGACGCAGTTCCAGCGGATTCCGCTGAATCTGCTGAACATTTAAGAAACATGGGTTTGGCTAATCATCACCATTCCCCTAGATCATTTGGAAAATAGTATGGATTTTAATTTGCCGGTAACTTCTAAATGGGTACGCACCGAAGAGTTGCACCCTAAGTTTAAGTTTCGTTTGAACCAATTTTTTAAAGATAACCGTATCGCTGGCCGTGTAAAGATTGTCAGCGGTGTACGCACGTTAGCGCAACAGCAAGCCTTATATGACAAGTACAAGGCAGGCCGAGGGAATCTCGCTGCGAATCCGAACAGACGCATGTCCAATGGTATGAGAGGCTCATACCATATGGCTCAGGAGGCTTTCGGTGGTTACGGTTACGCTGTTGATTTAAGGATCACAGGCAAGGGGTTGTCTACTGCTGAGGTGAATCGTATCGCAGCAGAGTATGGCTGCGTTAAAACGGTTCCTTCGGAATGGTGGCATGTATGTCCCGGCAAGGTTAGTGGGACAGAGTTCGCATGGTTTGACGCTCCTGCCGTTTCAGGTGATGAAACGTTGGATGCTGCAAAGATGGATGAGAAAACTCCTTTACAGATTTTTGCTGAGGCTGTAGCGCAGGCACGTTTACATGTGTTGCGTAAAGGTAACAGAGGGCCGCATGTTAAAGTTCTTCAACTTTATTTAGAGCAGGAAGGTTTCAATACTGCCCGCAATAAGAAACGTTCACGCAAGGGTGCAGGCATTGACGGCATCTTTGGATCGGGAACGAAGGCTGCTGTTATGAAATTTCAAGATTCGGAATCTATAAACACAGGCAACAAACTCACTATGGACGGGATCGTTGGTCCTGCTACGTGGGATGCCTTAATCAACTAGGAGCAATAATGCCGAAGGTAGGAAATAAAAAATATCCTTACACCGCTAAGGGTAAGGCCGCTGCTGCGAAAGCAAAGAAAAGAAAGAAGAAATAATGGATTATAAAGATCTCGCCGAGCGTGTAGGGGCAACTTTTGTCCAAGCATGTGTTGGCGCTATGGGTACAAACGCATTTCTTGATTTGGGTGTGGACCAATGGAAGATGATTGTCATGGCTGGCGTGTCTGCTGCTCTTTCAGTTTTGAAAGGCGCTGCTGCTGCTCGTCTTGCAGGAACTAAAGGTTCTGCTTCTCTGGTTGATTAAATGCCTTCTCCTGAATTTCATTCTGAACAGTGGGAAGATTTCGCTGACGAATACTCTTATCTAGCAGATGAGGTGTATGACGATTTGAATAGTCAGTCTCATCTGTTTGACGTTAAGGATGGGATTCACGCCAAGTTCACTCAAGATGGTGAACTTGGTTTACTTCTAGTCTTTGACGTTGACGAGGCAGATGGTTTACTGGCAGCGTTTTATGCTGGCATGGATGGGGTTGAGGAGGCTACAGCGACTTGGGCGATGTGGGCTAGTTCTTTAATGGGCATGATTAAACATGTCATGGATGCTATAGAGCCTGATCTTTAAAAATCTCTGTACATCCATTTTTGGACTCTTCCATCTTGGCTTAGATCCAGCATTAGTCTGCGTCTGATTTTGTCTCTGCGTCGTGCTAGAGATGTTTTGGGTATGCCTACTATTTTTTCTGTTGCTCTTAAAGATAGGTGCGCTATGAAGAGGAGTTCGTATATGTCTCTGTCTTCAGGGGGTAGTGTATCTATTGCTTCTCCGACTGCTTCTTTAAGGTCGGCTGTTGCTTCTACGGTGTTCATTAATTGGTTTTGACCGGGGGCCAAAACCATGAGTTGTTCTAGTTCAGTGTCGTAACGGTTACGTACTGCTGATGCTGTTGATAGTTCTTCTGGGGTAAAGTTTGTCGGGTGTTCTTTTCTTCTGGTCATTCTTCATTTCTAATCTTCCCTCACCCCTGCAAATTCGGTGACACTCTTTAGAAGAGTGGACGCAATGTTTCGTGTTGTATCCGGCGCGTAACTAGATGGTTTACCTAGTTCCCATGCTTCGTCGTGGTCTATCCATCCTAATATGTCTACGCTCCGAAGTTCTGGTGGCTCTGGTTGCGCTACAAAAAGGATAAGACCTTTGCCTAGTTGTTTTTTACGCACAGCCGCATCAGGGCTGGTGCGTATCCTTCTGACTTCTATGTTGGTTCCTACGTCTGGCAGGTCTTTATATTCTTTGTGTTTGCCTTGAGGCCAAACGTGACCGCTCCAGTATTGGTTGGTCACTTTCGCTACTGCTAGTTCGCACACGGTGGCTGCTACTTGTGCTGTGCGGTTATCTTCCATTCTAAAAGCATCGTAATGTTTAGCGTCCGGCTTGCCCCAATTCTCTGCAAACCGTCGTATACCTACAGCGTTAGCCCATTCATATTCCCAAGGTTCTAAATCAATTCTTACCGTCATTGTTATCTACCTTAACTGCTGCTATTCGGACGACTTGTTTGTCGTCCTCCCAAGCAACCTCGTTTAACGCATCCATTGTCAACTTGACATAATTGTCTAAATCCCCTCGTAAACTTTTAGCATCGTGAGGTGACTCTAAAACAGTTAGTACTGTTTCAGTGGGGGAATATCGTAAAGATATTTCCACAGGGCAGTCCAACGTTTTACCTACTTGTTCTTCCCATGCTTTCTTCACTTGCTTCTCTTCATCTAAAGTTGTTTTTGGAGTGAAGACCTGTCCACCTTTAGTGTGTCTCGGTCTTGCTTTAACTTTAGGTGGTCTGCTTATTATGATTGTATGCGCTTTAGGTTCGCTCATTTAACGTACCTCGCTACCACAAAAATGAATAAAACGGATACTAATGTCCACGCTAATGTGACTGTCATTCTCTTATTCCTCTCACTGAACGTTGAGCCTTTTCTACAGTCTCCCATAAACGTTTACGCCCGTCAGGTCG